TGTGGGTGGGGGATGCCATTGATGAACAATTTCCGAGAGTCGGAAAGTGAATGTCGGAACGTTTCCGATGTTCGGAGAAATGAAAACAAACTAAATGGAGAATGAGAAATGAATGGAAAAGCGAAACTTGAAAAGGGATGTAAAATTGCAACTATCATGGATTGTGACTATGATGAAATTAAAGGTGTGAAAGTAGGAGACACTTTTGAATATCGAGGAAAAGATTCCTTTGGTCTGCACGAGTTCGGACCGGACTACGAAAGATGGGGCCGTGTGGGTGGACTGACTGGGTTCACGCTGGCCGAAGAGGATATGGCCGACTTCTACGGATGGTGCCGCGTCTTGGCAAAGGACAGTGAATAAATAAATAATCAACAACTTGTCAGTGGTAATGGTACAACCGCGCAAGCGGCCACCCGCAGGAAACTGCCTGCTGACTTCAATTAACTGAAAACAAGGAGCGGAAATGAGCGAAGAAAATAAACCGAAGAGTATCCTGATCACGATCCGGCAGGCGGCGGGGGAATATAAAATCACCCAGAAGCGGATTCGGGGGGCATTGGACAAAAAAGAATTGATATGCTATAAGGCGGAGAGTGGCCATAAGGCCAGTCTTTTGTATCGAACGGATATTGAGAAATGGCTGAACAAAACTCCATAAAACCCCAGCGTATCAACCCCACCACCCCGGAACGGCAGGTGGCGGCATTTGGTGCAGAGCTGGATAAACTGATCTACCGCTTTACCTGCGAGTTTGATATTGCGCCGGAGGATTATGCGGCGGCGCTGATGGTGGCGGCGGAGGATGTGCTGCACGCGGTCGATGAATGCAACGGCTTTCATGTGCGCATGATCGACGGCCCCCTGGCCGGTGAACTGTTTGAACTGAGCTACCCCAGTGGATACAAGGATGAACGGGTGCTGTTTTGGGAAACTGCCGGGGCGGTGTACCGCCTGCTGCGCTTGCCCACCGGCATGTGGCAGGGCTATGAATTGCGGCTTAACTCTAAAAAAACTTAATCAGAACCCTTGACAAAAGGTGTTCCACACCTCTACAGGATTGAACTATGGACACGGATACCAACATTGAACGGCAGAAAGGTCAGGGTCAGCCTGTAGCGGTGTCTGATGAAATGTTTAAGCAGGTGAAGGCGGGGATTGAAACCGTAAACCTGCAGAACAGTCGGGATGTTTGGGTACGCAGAGCCTTTGGCGAGCGTACCCGTTTTTGTGTCTGGCCAAATCAGTATGCGGATGGTCGCAAATACGATACGGCGAATCAAAAGGCGTTTCCGTTTGAGGGCGCGATGGATAGCCGGTACCGTCTGGCGGATATGATTTTGAGATTGCAGGTGGCCATGTGTAAAGCCTCCTGTAAAATGGGGTCATTGCGGATTTCCGGGGTGGAGGTGGGGGATAACTCCCTGGCCGGGCATATTACCACCTTTACCCAGTGGGTTTTGAATTCCCGCATTGGCCATGATTACCGGCTGGAGGTGGAACGCTTTGCCAATTACGGTTTGGGGGATTCCCCGGCCCTGTCGCTGATGCACGTGGGCTGGAAAAAGGAAGAGCGGGTGCGCATGGCCAGCTATGGCGCCATGGATATTTTGCAGGAGGTGATCGAAGGCGGAGGCGAACTGAATGAGCAGACGCTGCTGGATCTGGAGGCCCTGCTGCTGGATCCCGAATTTGAAGAGGAGTTGCTTACCCGGATTGCCACCCGCTTCCCCGCGCTCAAACCGGGCACCATCAAGAGCAAGCTCAAAGAATTGCGGGAAGAGGGCAAAGCGGATTTTCCGGAAAGCTATGTTCACCGGAACCATGCGGAGATCAAAGCCCTGCGGGTGTGGGATGAGGTATTTATCCCGGCCACTACCCGATCCCCTTCTGACTGCCGCTATGTGTACCGCCGCGAATGGTTTACCCTGGCCGACATCGAGGCCAAAGCCGCCTCTGGCGAGTGGACAAAAGAATTTGTGGAACAGCTGAAACTCAAGAAAGGCAAGACGGCGATTCCCGAGGTGCAGGAGGTGACCCAAAGCGCCCAGCAGATGTACCGCAACCGGGCACCGGTGTACAAAGATCTCTACGAAGTGTTTTATGCCTATCTCCGGGCCACCAATGATGACGGCGTGACCGGGATTTATGTGCTGCCCTTCTCCGCTCACTGCGAAGCTCCGGCGGCCAAGATGACTTTGCTGGATTATCCGCATGGCGATTTCCCTTTTGCCTGGTTTGTGCGCGAGGTGATAAGCAAAAACCTGCTCGACAGCCGGGGAGTGAGCGAACTGCTGGTGACAGATCAGAACTATCTCAAGACCTTCCGGGATCTTACCAGCAATCACGCCCAACTGTTTTCCCTGCCGCCGTATGTCACTGATATGCGGACAGAGCGGGATATGTCGTGGCGGTCGCTGGGGCGCATCCGCAAACGGCGTCAGGAAATGCTGGAGCCGATCAAGGTACCGGACATGCCGCGTACCACGATTGAGGCGCAGAAACAGATTATGGAAAGTGTCTCCATGTATTTTGGATTGCCGGTGGTGGAGATCCCCGCGCTGGTGCAGCAACTGCTTACCCAGGATCTGGTGGACAACTTTTTAGATGCCATGCGCGATGTGGTGCGGCAAGTAGTGCAGCTGAGTCTCAAATACATGAACCCCGACGACATCCGCCGGGTATGTGGAGCTGGCCAGGATTTAAATATCGAAGCCATGCGGGATAATCTGTATTTGCTGGAGGACATCCAGATCAATTTCGATTCCCGCACCATGGATATTGAGTATATCAAAGTCATTGGCGAACTGGCCCGGGACATCCTCCTGGCCATCGACACCGATCAAACCATCGACCGCGCTGAAATGACCGACTACCTTACCCGCCTCCTACCTGGGAATGTGGCCGAGAAAGTATTGCGTCCTGTGCAACGCGCAAACGAAGCCGAACGCAAAGATGAGATGAATAATATGGCGATGATCGCCTCCGGATTAGAACCAGATATGAAGGAGGATGGTCAAAACTTTGGATACCGCGCCAGCGTCATAGAAGAGAAAATAACTTCCAGCCCTGAATATGTTTTAAGCCTAACCCCACTTAAAAGGGAAATGTTGGAGGCCCGTGTCCAGCACCTACAAAATCAGGCCGGACAAGCAGAGAATGCCCAGACCGGCAGAACTTTAGGAAGAAAAGTAACAGCAGCAGGTGTTTGACACCTGTACATATTTGTGAAAGATGAATAAATAACCAGGAGAAAAAGCATGACCCCCGAAAACGACACCCCGGCGACTGACACCCCGCCGGATATGGAAGCCGCCGCCGCAGAGATGCAGGCGAAGCTGCAGGAAGAGCAGGCCAAAGCCCTGCGCTACCTCACCAAATGGAACAAAGGCTTGAATTACCGCGAGGCGGCCAAGATTCTGCGCCGCAACCGCGAGCACCCCATCATGCAGGCCATCGTCACCGTGCTGCGCCACGACCGGGAAGAGTGCATGGAGGAGTTGGCCGTAGAAGACAAACCCGACAACAGCCTGCGCGAACTTGTGGGAGAAATCCGCGCCCTGATGAATGCGGAAACGCGCCTGCTCACCATTCAGATGGAAGAGGAAGAGGAGGATTTATGAACCCAATACTAGATGAAATAATGAAAGAGCGTGAGCGGCAAGATGTCAAGTGGGGTGGCCCTGATCATGATGACGGGCATCACCTTGTAGATTTTTTGGGCTTTATGAATGAACGGATGGAGAGGGCGTCGAGAGGTTTTGAAACGAGAGTCATGATCGAGAACATCGCGCTTGCTGTTGCAGCGCTGGAGTCCTTTGACCGTAAATATAACGCCCAGATGGGTGGATGCGAGGTGAACGAGCATTCGCCCGATTGTCTGGTTGAAAATAAGGAAAAGATATGATCGCAAAACCAATGAAAGAAAATCTATGGTGTCCCGACAGATGCCCAATCACACTTGAACCGTTTTTCATGTGGATCGAGCATCCGAATTATGGATACCTACCTACATACGGAGGGCCTTTTGATAGCTACACTATCCCAGAGCCTGACGGCGAAATCGTTAGCAAGCTGCGAAAGGATATTGAATACTCAAGCTTACACTTTGACCATGACACGGGGTGTTGGGAAGAAGGTTTTGAAGTTCCCAGTTTACGAGTGGTCCCTGAAGAACTTGTGATTGAGTTGGACGCATGGGGTGACAACGCCAAAGTCTGCGGATCGAGCTTGCGAGATTCGCAGGAATGTTTGGTTGAAGATGAAAATCAATTCCACGCATTGATTTTGAAAAAGTGTATTAAGCATGATTGCCTTCCAAGTTATTTGGCTTTTCCTTTTAAAGATCACCTTCAAGTGTCGTTATATCTGTATTACAGAAATGATCCATTCCCTGCATTTAGCCCTAAGCATGCACCAGGAAAATGGATACCTGTAATTTTTGGCGGGTCTAATATCGTCATGGGGTTTGATGATGAATTAGAGGTAATCAACGCAACCCGCTCGGATGAGGCGATAAAGCCGAATTCCGAGGCGGGATTTGTTGATGGAGGCGCGTCATGAGCAATAAACGCTATGCGCGCCGGGATATGTTGAAGGCCAGGGGAAAGAAGCTGGCTACGGCGCGGGGATTGTTGCTGGGGTTGCGTCAGCGCCCTGATGAATGCGGAAACGCGCCTGCTCACCATTCAGATAAAAGAGGAAGAGGGGGAAGAGGCATGAAAATGCATCTGCGATACAACATGATGGAATCTCCGAACGAGCACCCGCAAAAGGTAATGCGCGATCTGGGAATAACCTACCAGCACTCGACTCCCCAATCTATGGGCGATCAGTGGTGGTTTTGGAACTGTGAAAACTGCCCCGAACCGCTGCCGGAATACCTCGAACCGCTCGGTGTCGAGCCGCTTAGTGCCGTTGGGTATGGGCTATCCAAGGAAGATGCCGAGGCGATCATTCTTGGGCAGAACGCAGAGATTACCGGACAGACCGATAAGGGCTGTTCGGTGGATAGTCTGGTTGAAAAGTTTGTGGTTAAAGCAGATTGCAGGTTTATGACTAAAAGTTACTGCACATTCGATATTTCAAAAGCATCGGTATTTAAATCAAAGTCTGCCGCACAGGCACAAATTACCAGACGTATTAATTTAGGTGAATCAGGATGGATTGGTTCAAAGGTAGTTAACGCTGAAGTCTGCGGATCGAGCTTGCGAGATTCGCAGGAATGTTTGGTATGACCTCAGACCGTCGCCAACGAATAGAGTTCATGGCCAGAAATTGGCCTGAAGTCAAAAAGCTTTCCTCCGGCGCTCTTATCCGCCGACTCATTGATGAGGGGTTGTATTCTCCGAATACGTCACGGGCCAACATTAATGCCCAGCTCTTGAAATTAAGGATAAGGGCAGCTCGGAGGTATGCGACCCACTATCAGGTTTTAAATAACGCAGAGCTGACCGGACCGAGGTACGAGGTTCGGTCATGAGTTTGGTTGATACCATGCCCCCTGTTTTGGATGCCTGTTGTGGATCAAAGATGTTTTGGTTTGACCGCGAGGATAAACGAGCTGTCTTTGTGGATGTGCGCCGTGAGGCGCATACGCTCAAAGATAAATCGAGCAGCGGCGGAAGCCGCGAACTGGTGATTGATCCTGATATTAAAGCTGATTTTAGAAAATTACCTTTTGAAAATGAAACATTTTCTCTTGTGATTTTTGATCCTCCTCATCTGGTGAGAGCAGGTAAGCGAAGCTGGCTCGCTCTCAAATATGGGAAGCTTGAAAACGATTGGCAGGATGATTTACGCCGTGGCTTTGCTGAGTGCTTCCGAGTGCTGAAACATGAAGGGACGCTTATCTTTAAATGGAACGAGGATCAGATAAAAGTAAGCGAGGTTTTAGCACTGACTCCCGAGCGGCCGCTCGTGGGGAATCGGTGCGGACGCACCGCGAAGTCTCACTGGCTGGTGTTTCATAAAATCAACGCAAAAGCTGACGGGATCGACGAAGGAGATTCCGTCAAGAGTATGGTTGACTGCTTTTTGTGTGAGGGATCGGGCACGGAAGGAGTTGGATCACCATACACTCGGCGTTGTGATTTATGCAAAGGTTCCGGGAAAAGATGTGTCAACGCCAAAGCTGACCGGATCGAGGTACGAGATTCGGTCGAGGGTCTGGTTGACCGTCCTTTAAACGACACTATCCGACTCGATTGGTTGGCAAATAATGACGCATGGTTTTCGGACGGACCTTGTGATGGTCAATGGACGCCTGAAACTTGGCGGAATGCGATTGACGACAAAATCAACAATGACTTTGCCGGATCGACGAAGGAGATTCGGCAGGAGGACTCGTTGTGAAATTGATCCATGCTATGCTTTTGAATAGAGATGCTGCATCGGCTTTTGCTGCTCGTGTCGTCTCAGAGATGATAAAATCCGGTTGTGATGCTCCGACCATGCGCCGCCATGAAATACCGACATCGGTTTTTTATTGTGTGCTTGGTGGAAATCACCACTTAACAGGGAGAGACGCGTCGGAAATGGCGTGCGACATGATTCGGACGTATCGCCCGGATTTCTTATACAACGCAACCCGCTCGGATGAGGCGATAAAGCCGAATTCCGAGGCGGGATTTGTTGATGGAGGCGCGTTATGAGCAATAAACGCTATGCGCGCCGGGATATGTTGAAGGCCAGGGGGAAGAAGCTGGCTACGGCGCGGGGATTGTTGCTGGGATTGCGTCAGCGGCCTTTCGGGGAACGCTTTCGGATTGCGTGGTGGATTCTGACGGGGCGGGGGATGTGATGCAGGGGTTGTCCTTAGATCCAATAGATCGGGTGTGCTGCACGGAGCTGCATCTGGAGTGGGCGGATGGCCGGGAGTATTGGAGCGAAGATCCAGCGGAGGTGGCGCGGGCGGTGATGTACCGGCGGCGGGTGCGTGGCGGCCGGGGATTGCCTTATGCGGTGACATGCTGGCGGGAGGCACCGGGTAATTCCAACACCATTCTCTGGGAAATGGAATGGACGGTGGATGATTTGCGGCCCAGGTCGGAGGAGATCCGGGCGCTGTTGGCTCAGCAGGTGCCGCCGTCTTTTATCTATGCGCTGTTTCCCAATGCGTAAACCCTGGCCATGCTGCACGAATTTATTGAGGATCCGGGCAATAGCTTGCCCGCGCTGCCGGACCTGAAAAGGAAAAGAAGAAAAAGGCGTAAGCAGGTGTTGGACACCTGTACGTAAAAGTATGACATAAAAATAATTAGACAGGATAACAGGATTTAACGGGATTTTTTATCCGGTTTATCCAGTAGATCCTGTCAAAAACAAAAAGGAAAAAGCATGAAATCAGAAATAATGATAGATATTGAGACGCTGGCCTTGCCGGAGTATCATGATGCGGGTGCGCGGCTGGAGGTTACGGAGATTGCGGCGGTGCGGTTTAATGCCAGCGGGGTGCTGAAAACTTGTCACCTTTTCCCGAAACAGGGTAATGGGGAGCGTGATGTGCTGACTTATAACTGGTGGATTCAGCAGGCCGCCCTGACCGGTCGGTTGCCTTTGTGGCTGGAGAAGCGGCTGGCGGATGAGGCCACGGCACTCGGACCCTGCATGGAAGCTTTGGTGGATTTCATTTATGGGGATGAAGACGATGAAGAGCCTTTGCTGTGGTGTTCATCCAAGTATGCGGATTTCTTTGATCTGCGGATTTTGGAGACGCATGTAATCCAGTGGGCGGATCAGGATTTTTGCTATCCGAAACAGCGGCGGGATATGAATACGCTGGTGCGCGAGGCGGATCTGCCGCGCAAAGAGAAAACCCATAATGCGCTGGAGGATGCGGTGCAGCAGGTGGAAACCTTGCTGGAGATCCGGCAGCTGCTGAAAGGAGCAAGATCATGAGCGGCCGGGCGGAGGAGTTGATACGGTTCGCTGCGGATGTGGCGGTGGCGTATTACCAGGATGGGAACATTGTGAAAGCCTTGAATATGCAGGCGGATCTGGAACCGCTGCTTCCGGAGGAGCGTTGCTGTTTCCGGCAGGCATATGCGAATGCCGTGGTCGAGGTTAAAAAGAAAATGTATTCTATAGGGGAAATGGCATGAAAGCAGAATATGAACCTATTGATCTGGGCACCCTGAAATATCTGAAAATCCGCCGGGAGCGGGAAAGGCGGGAGCAGATGATGTTCCTAAAATTCCTGCTGGCCATGGCGTTGTTTGGGTTGTTTCTGGTGGTGGTGTGGAGCATCACCGAGCGCAATCTGGATGAGGCGAGCGCGGGATTGGACCGGATGGAGAAGACCCTGGCGGAGATTCGGCAGGTGGGAGGTGGATTGTGAAGATTAGAAAACCTTGGTATGATCATATTCCGATTACGCAAAGGCTTTGTGAGGTGAAGGGGATGGAGCTGGAAGTGAGATGAAGAGAGGAACGGGCTGAAAGCCCATGATCCCGCAGGCAGGATGCCTGCGTTACGGGAACAGCGTTTTGACGTAAAACTTAATTCTGTGCTATAGGTGTTCCACACCCGTACATCGTTGTACGATCACCTACCATAACAGGATTAAGTTTATGAGCGAAGCTATTCGTAAAGTGCTGGAATCCCAGCAGCCAGCCGCCAAGGCTGTAAACGGCGTACCCGCAGCGGCGCCGCAAATTTCGTCTGCGAACGACACACCTGAAAAGGCTGTGAAGGAATCCGCCAAGGCGGATGAAAGTCTGGACGATGAAGCGCAGGCGCAGGCCGCCGCGCAGGATGAACCGGAAACTGAGGAGGAGGAGTCTCCAGAATCCGCTGCGGAAGCAGGGGAGGATGCAGATGATCCGAATGAGGATCGCCGTAAGAGCCGCATTGAAAAGCGGATTAATAAGGAGATCCATAAGCGCAAGAAGGCGGAGACCGAACTGGAATCTGCCCAGCAACGCATTCAGGAGCTGGAGGAGCAGGCGCAAGCCGGTTCTTCTGCAGCCCCCGCACGGAAATCGTTTACCACAATGGAGGAGGTGGATTCCCGCCGTCTCGAAATCCGCAAGCAGTTGCGGGTGGTAAATTCGTATATCCGGGAGGGGGGTTACACCGATAAGCAGTCTGGCGATACCATGCAAGTGGAGGAGCTGGAGAAGCTGGCGGCGGACCTGGAGGATGAGCGCGACCTGACCCTGCCCGAAATGGCGGATCAGTTGCGTGATCGTGATCGGATCGACCGTGAACAAGTGGCGAAACTGTATCCTGATCTATTGGATGAGGACAGTGATCTCTACGAGGAAGCGGAAGAGTTGTTTGCGGAGTTGCCGGAATTGCGCAGTTTGCCCGAGGGCCGGTTGTGGGTGGGAAGAATGCTGAAAGGACGGCGCATGGAACGTGTCCCGGCCAAAAGTGCTCCCGCACCTCAGAAAAGTAAAGCCCCGACTCCTCCAAGAGAGCCGGGCACTGATGGCACTGCAGTTCGTACCAGCGTGCAGCCGCCGGAACCCACCAATGGTCAGCAGGAGCTTCTGAGTCGGTTGACGCAGAGGATGCTGGCGAAAACTCAAAACTAATAAATAAGGAAAAATCCTATGGCAATTCCAGTGAATGAAGTCGTGCAGGAAAATGTTCCGGAAAGTCTGGTCGAATTGATTACCAATGCAGACATCGGTACCACCCCTGTGCAAGCCATGTTCAAAAAGAGCATGAAGAAAACCAGTGAGGACGATCTGACCTCCTGGGGTGTGAAGAAACACCGCAGCCCGAACCTGAAAGGGGTCCCTGACCTCCAGGATGTAAACAAATTTAACCACAATCCCCGGAAGAAACTCTACGGCATCCGGCAGAAATCCCGCGATGGTGTGGCGGTTGGCGATTTGGCCAGCTTGAACACCGTGGCTGGGGTCTCTGATGAGATGGTGGATCAGACCGACGAATCGCTGGTGGTTTTGGCCCGCAGCATCGAAGGCCGGATTCTCTGTAATCATGATTGCCGTGATGAGGATGATGGCAGCGAAGGTAAAGAAACCCGTGGCGCAGGCTCCTGGTTGGATACCGCCGAACAGGCCACCCTCCCGGTACCTACCGGCTACCGTCCCGCTGCCCGCAGCGTGGTGCCATTTGATGAGTTTGATGAGGATGCGCTTAAAGCTCTTTCTCTGACGGCTTACGGAGAGCGCAAAGGCAAAGCCAAGATGGTGGGGATTGTGGGCATTCAGCTCAAAAGCCAAATCAGCACCTGGCTCTCTGTGCAGAAAGAGGTATCTAGCAAGCACAATGTGCGGGCGGTAAATCAGGACGCATCGAGCAAGGCATATATCGAATGTGTGGACCGGATCGAAATTGATTCTGCCGACATTGATTTGATGGTGAGTGACTTCCTGTTTCTTACCAATGCCGAAGAGGCTGCATCCACCTTTGCCACGAGCTACGGCGGATTGTTTCTCATGAAGGATATGTGGAACTTGGACTTCGCCCGTGATCTCCGTCTGATTCAGATGGCAAATCAGGGTGGGGGTGACCGTGCCTATGCGGATGCGGTTTATACCCTGGAGTGTCTGAACCCGCTGGGTCAGTTCTCCTACATTCCCACCGCCCTTACCTAAGTCTGAACCAGGAGAAACTAAAATGAATATTATGTCATTGCTGAATGAAGAAATCGCCCTGCACAACGCCAATGTGCGTGTAGTGGTGACTCACGAAGACCTGACCGAATCCACTGCGGCCACCGCCCAGGTTATCGCTCTGATGACCAAGGGGCTGGGGAAAAGCGTGGAGTTGGTGAAGTCCGAACTGATTACGCCGTTTAAAGACGCATCCGATGCGGCCTTTAACGACATCGAATTCACGGCTGGGATCAGCGGCGATGCGGCCAGTCTGCTGGCCGCGCAGCAGGTGAACGAAAACGGCACCGAGGTGATCCTGAAAAAGGGTACCGGTGCGGTGTATTCGCCCACCAGCGCGACCGCGATCAACCTCACGGTTGGTTCGATGACCGGCAAATCGCTGGACGATGTGGATACCGGTGAAGCGTATCTGTACTTCAACGTGCTCTAAGCACAACAATCAGGGACCGTGCCTCCGGGCCGGATGTGTCAATCGGGAATGTGGTTTCATGCTAGATCCACTTTCCGGGGTGCGGTCCCCCTATTTTTGATGAATGATGAACAAGATGTCCCACAGCCAGATTTTAGGATTGCTCCCGCAGAGCGAAGAAATGATTGTGCGGGTGCATCAGCGTCAGCAGGAGCGGTATCGGCAGGCCTTGGAGCGTGAAAAGCGCGAGGCGGGGAAATGGAACCAGAACGGGGTGCGGGCGGTGCGCAAGCCGGACGGCACGCACATGAAATTCCGGATTCCGAAGCTCACCTACATCATGTGGCAGAAGAAGCTGGGGGATGAATGCTGGGACGATGCCGGGTTTGTGCATGACTTTCTGCGCGACAATCCCCAGTTTCGGGTGACCAGCATAGCGGAAAACCCCACGGTGGGATGGACCCCGGGATCTGTGACGGCCAAGAGGTATCGGCAGATGAGGCAGCAGGCGCCAGCGCCGGATAAGGAAGAAAGAATAAAGGATAACGGGCTTATTGTTCCTCCCAAATACCAATCCGCCATTCGCCATCCGCCATTAGCCATCCGCAACGGAGTTGCGCCATGACCTTTAACCATGCCTATGAACGGATCTTGCGGCTGATGGGTTATCCGCCCGCCACCTGGGGGGGGAGCGTTTCGCAACAGGAGGAAGTGTCGGATGTGATGGGCTACTGGACGCGCATTGCCTGGGAGGAGGCACCCTGGAGCGACCGGCTGCGTTATGCCGAGCGCACGATTGTGGAAGATGCGGATGGAATATCCACGCTGCCTTTAAAAGTAAGTGGATCTCCTACTTTGGGGGGAGTGTTCGGGGTGTTTGATGTGGATCCACGCACCAAGTACACCGCCAACCGTCTGGCCTACCGGCCCGGCGCGACTGCGCTTTATTTGGGCATAGCCGAAACCAGCAGCGGGACGCTGTGGGTGCAGTACCGCGATCCCGCGCCGCAGTTTACCCGGGTGGCATATAACGGCGCTACCACCTACGCCGAAGGGGCCGTGGTGTACGACAGCACCAGCGGGGAGTGCTATGTGTCCGCCGACGATGCCAACACCGGCAATGCGGTGACCGATACAGCCTGGTGGACCGTACAGGAGGTGCCTGCCTATCTCTGGGAAGTGATTACCCGGGGGGCATTTTCGGAACTGCTGCGCAACGATGGCCGGGGAGACCGGGCGGATGTGGAGGAGGCCAGGGCCATGGCCGAACTCGACCGGGCCGTACTCGCCCAGGAAAGCCAGCAGGGGCAAGAGCCTGAAATACGTTTTAAAGTCACCTAACTAAAGGAAAATACCATGGGATCTAACGCCACACTTCAAAAGAATACCCTATACGGGGCCAGAACGATTACCTCCAGCGGGCAGGTGCTCGCGGTGGATGCCACTGCGGGCGGGGTACAGCTTCCCGCCGCCGCCTATCCAGAAGGGACCGACACTGTAAAGATAAATGTGCAGAACGCAGATGTACGGATGACCACGGACGGCAGCACCCCGGCCCCAGGCAGTGACCACGGGGATCTGATCCCTGCAGGTAGCTTTCTGTACCTAAGCCCCATCCAGGCCAAAGAGGCGAAGTTTATCCGGGAATCCGCAACCTCCGCCTCCATTTATAGCGAAGCTCTTAAATACTGAGGTACTATTATGTTATTCTTACCCCCATCTTTAGGCAGCGAGGTTCCCGGCAGCGAGGTTCCCTTCACCCTCTACGACGTAACAAACGCCCAGCGGCTCGCGGGGACACAAGGCGACGACACCACGCCTCTTGTCGCTGGTGACACGGTGCGGGTGACTGACCTGCCTGATGACCCGATCATGCTTATGCTGGGTACTGGTGATTGGACTACGATTTCAGAGCCGTTACAGATGCCATATTTCACGGCCCATACTTTTATAACCACAGCGACCGATACCGTAGAAAGTTATAGCGGAGATATTCCCGACAATTTTGCTTCAACAAATAGTTTAACAACCGCGA